TTTTCGAATATTGTTCATTGGGTCTAACTTTTTTGCTTTTGCAACACTTGAACCAATAGAACCATAAAAACTTCTTTGGAATTCTTCAAGTTTTCTATGAAAGCGATCTTCTATTTCATCTATAACAGGTTCCAAATTAACAATGAGCCATTCATCCTCGGCAATTTTAGTTTCCCAATGGTCAACAATCCATGCCCGAAAGACAAAACGGTATAATCCTAAAATTATAAATATTTCCCCTACAAAGAGAATAATTAAATCAGGATTCATTTATCCTTGGTCCCATTGACTTTGTGGAATTATAGAAGGTCTACTGCAACCATCTTTCTTCATTTTTTGAATAGTGTTTAATTGTGCTAGAGCTTGGAAAGGTGTTCCCAAGAAAGGAATGGTATGCAGTTCATTATCAGCTACATAATCAGCTTCGTACCGTTGACACCGTGTTAATACGTTTCCTTGTGGCGTTACTTCCGGTTCTCGCGGTTCCATAGTGGTTTCACCCATAAGCTTGGGTCCAAACCCCCTTGCAACAAATGTTAAAACTTTAGCAATACCTAACCCGCCTTGCTCAACAAAGCCAATACCCTCTTCTTTTATTTTTTCTAAAATATTCTCTCTAAATACATAAGCTGCCGCCGCAATAGATGTTGCTAAGATAAGAGGAAACTGCGCGATTACTTCGGTTGATAAATCTTTTTTATTTTCTCTTTTGTAGTATCTTTCTAAAGCGTCAGTTTGAACTTTTGATAATTTCTTAAACGTTCCGTCAGGCAACAACTCCAAAGCCATCTAAAATTTGCCTTTCTTATAATCGGGTTTCCAATCTAATTTTTTCCAATCTATTTTAATTGGATCTATAATTAATGGTTGTGTGATAGTTTCTATTTTTCCTAGTTTGAATAATCCCAACTTAGCAGGTTTGCTTATTATTGGGTCAAATGATGCGTGGGGGTCAACTACTGGCTGAATGAACGACAGTTGCTTTTTAGCCAGTAGTTGACCGATTAAGAATAATTCCACTATCATTCATCTTCATCCTTTAGCTTACGATATGCTTCTATTGCCTGTTGGGACCTGAATAATGTATCTAATAGCTTACTTAGTTGGCTCATCGACGTTTCTTTTTCCCTGCTGGCGTCTTTCTAAACGCCACACCCATTTTCTTAAGGTTCATTTTACCCGATCTTAATCTAAAGCGTGGTTTGTTTGAATTCGCTTTAACATACTTATTCCAAGCTGAAAGTTGTCTTTTTCTCCTGGGCTTTGTGGTTTCAATTCTAGTGCTTGATGCAACTAAAGAAGTCATACCACCTAACTTAGTTCCACACTGAGGACAATACTGCATAGGCATTATACCATTCTCATATATGCAAAATCGATGTTAGATGCGCCACCACTGCTATTAGTAAGTTTAAATTGTAAAAGTTTTTGGTTAGCTACTCTTCCTTGTATTTGAAATATATTCCATACGTCAGCAACTAAAGTTTCTGAGTCAAATATTAAAGCTTCAAAGTCGTCTTGTGTTGCTGTAGATCTAAAAGCACCCTTTAATGTTGCAGCACCATCAACAGGTGTTAAGTTAGCATAGTAATTAGTTCCTGGTGCCATAACTGCTACAATACTAAAAGCCCCTGCATTACTAACCTTAAGAGCTATTGTTAAATCTTGGAAACCAGTCATGTCGATATATTGAGGGGTTGCCTGTGGACTTAATACAGCACCACTATCAACAACACTTTCATGTGTTGCATCAATAAGAAATTGTTCGTCACTACTTGTTCTACCTTTCCAATTACCTTTCTCATCTACAAAGCCCGTATCTATTACAGGTTGGACAAATTGAGGGACTTCTATGTCACCGTTTACTGTAGCTGATTCAACGCCTGCTTTCCGTGTCAAACTCCATGGCGCGTAAGCTTCGCGCTTTTGGACCATGTTTAATTTATGCGAAAACCAAAGTTACTGCGCAGCTTGCGGTTCCGACATCGGTATCCATAGCCATTGCCACACTTACTTGATTAGATCCGACAATAGGAATTGCTACATCTAAAGAGAATGGTCCGTTAGTCATACCGTTTGATGCTGGTGTGCCATCTACGCCTTGAGAACCTACGACTAAAGTTTCTTGCCCCTGTGATAAACCATCACCTGACAATTGAATTGCAAAAGTTGTTGCCCCATTGCTTGCGCTATCTGTTGCTACTGTTGCAATTATGCCAACTATACTAGTTGCTTGCTTTGGTATCTGAATAGATGCTGTAGTTGATTGCCCGTAAAGGCTACCTAAAGCCGTGAACGAATCTGCTGCTGTTAATGCTCCTTCTCTAGTTCGATAGAATGCCATAGTAAATTACACTTTTATTCGGATAGGGCCCAATTTTGCTAATGTGGCGGATCCGAATCCTTTTGTTAATGCTTTTGCCACAAATGCTCCCGCGAGAGTGGCCGTTATAATTTGCTTGTTACTAACTACGTTAGATTGTAATGTGGATAATGCACCTTTGATATTGCCTTTCATTGCTTCATCTACTGCGGTAGCTGCGCCCGTGCTAGACATAAGGCTGAGAGCCGTGCCTGCTTCCACTGCTGAAATGTTAAAACTCTTTTTTGCCCTTCTACGTGAGGCCTTGCGACGAATAACCATATCCCCTTTTAGGGGGAAACCCTATTTAGGCTTGTAGGGTTTTCTTTTTTTCTTCTACTCTCTCTTTAAGAAGTTGGTTTACTTGATTACATCCCGTGCATATCATATCTAAAACTCCATGTGGTTCCCAATCATTACAAGTCATACAGTGAACTACTTGCGTATTAGACTCTTTTACTTTTTCTACTTTATCCTCTGTCATAGCTTCTCTTAATAGTTTATTCATAAATTCAGATCCCTTTATTTTTTTTTCATGACAGTGCTTTGCTAACCAAGCTAATTCTTGCAAACCAAAAGTGAAAGACTTGCCAACTTTGAATTCTTTTTGTCTACCCATTAAAACTCCTCTATTTTCTTAGTTAGTTTGGGAGGCTTGTAATCTCTCGAAGTATCTTTAACGACTCTAAATTCAAGTCTTCCCTTTTTGTCTAGTCCAATTGCTACAGGCTTTTGTGGTAAGATATTTAATTCAGAAGGGAACCAGTCCATTTCACAATCAGTGCAAACGTGACACTCAAAGGGTTGCGGATATTTTAATAATTTTTTGAGACACTTCCCTCCGCAATCAGGACAGTACTTACCATCCCAGTCGAATTGTGTTCGCTTCATTGTATACCTCTATAATGTTCTAATAGCGTTTGAAACACTATGCTACAGGCTTCGTACAAAGTACCGTCGTGTTTGCCAAGTGGTTTATCTTTCAACCTAGCCAACTCATCGTACATGTAGTAGTAAGCCTCGATTGCTCTCTCATGTTCTCCGAATATGTCGTCGTTCATATTACATCAATAGCGAACTCTACTTAATGATACTATTATTATATAATTTAAAAATAACAAGCTGTTACAAAAAAAAAAAATAGACCTTCATACTCTTTTCATTTATAGTACTACTATATTATTTACCTAAAATACCTTTAGGAAGAGGTGGTTTTGAGTTGATTGTATCCTCTTTGGGACTGTTTTCACCCTCTTTTAGACTGTTTAGACCCTCTTTTAGACCCATTACACCCCCAATACCAGCCTTATTAGCAACATATTCAACTAACATTGATGTCCAATCTCCCTCTTTAGCTGCTTTTCGAATATTGTTCATTGGGTCTAACTTTTTTGCTTTTGCAACACTTGAACCAATAGAACCATAAAAACTTCTTTGGAATTCTTCAAGTTTTCTATGAAAGCGATCTTCTATTTCATCTATAACAGGTTCCAAATTAACAAT